AGTCATCTGCATTTAATAATCTTGCACAAAGATTAGATAGGATGATGAACTTTGCTGTACAACAAGGAGAGAAGGTAGCAATAGAGGAAGGTAAAAAATTTGCTGCATCTAATCCACTTGATGCCGATACTTTTTACAATGCAGATCCAGAGGAAAGAGAAAAACTTATAGGTGGTGATAATATTACATCTTATGGCAGAGCTCTTAAAATTGCACAAATAAATTTACTTGCAACTGATTTGTCAATCAAAGCTCAAGGTGATTTTACAAAATTAAAAGTTATAGCTGTAGGTTCAAACATGGATGCAGATATGTATGAACAAGGTTTAAATGCTATTGTTCAAGGATACTCTGATAGTTTATTAGATGTAGATGCAGAGGCAGCTCTTACAGTAAAAGCTCAGTTAGCATCAAAAGCTAATACACTTTATACATCATACCTGGATGATAAGATAAAAGATTACAATACAACTAAGGCTGCCGAGTTACAAAACTATGGCCAAACACAACTTGATAGCATAGCAGACGAAATAAAAGCTGGTACCATGAGAACTATAGAAATAGATGGTGCAACAAAAAACATAACTATTGAAGAGTTTTTAGATATTAAGAAAAAAGAATACTTTGATAAAATTGTTGCTAATCCAAAACTTAAAAAATACTCACTAACATGGGAGAAAGAATGGGATGCAAGAGTACAACTAGAACTTAAAAATTATTTATATACTCAATTTGTAGATACTAATGAAAATAGAGAAACAATGAGTAACGCATCTAAGGCTAACAAAGAAATACAAAATGAAACATTCTTTGGTAACAAAGAGGCACAAAGAATATTTAAGAACTTAGATAGTGAAGAGCAAAAGAAATTTAAAGCAGAGGTAAGGACTTGGAAAGCTGATGTTATATCTAGTAGAGAGAAAGATGAAACTGGTAATGAGTTAGATCTTAAAAAAGAAAAAGATAAACTTACTGAGGAATACTTACAAGCAGAAACAGAAAACGATACAGAAAAAGTAAATGAACTTATTGATCAAGCATATAAGATAGATACAGCTTTAGGTAATGAGTTTAAAAAATTATTTAATGCAGATCTTAAATCTGGTTTGTTTTATGATCCAGATGCAGAGGTAAATTTATTTTTTGATTTATACAATGGTACACTTTCAGAAACAGAAATATTAGATGCTGTATCTGCTGGTAATATAAGTAAAGAAACAGCTATAAGTCTAAGATCTCAAATGGTGTCAATGAGAAAAGATAGTTATGCTAAAGCTGATGCAGAGCTAAGAAAAACTATTGGGATACCAGAGCCAGGATCTATTACACCAGGTTTTGTAGAAACAAAAAAATATAGACAATATGTAAAAAGATCTGCTGAGTTACTAAAATTTTATAATGATAATCCAAATGCTACACCAAGAGAACTAATAGATTATGCAAGAGGATTAGAAGATAAACAAGAAATCCAAAATATGAATGAAGAGGATTTTAAAAAGAAATCTAATAATCTTACATCTATGGATGGTCCTTATAAAATGTCTAGTAGTGAGTGGGATAAATATTTTAGAGAATTTTACAATGATAAACATCTTACTGTACAAACAGACTTTTTAGATTTTAATGACAAATCAAAAATATCAAACCTTATAAAAGAGTTAGAGGAATTGAAACTTATGACTGATGGTGTTAAGTATGTTCCATCTACTGTACCACCTGGAGAGTTACAAGTAGATGAAGGAACATTTGGATTTGGTGGTGCAAAAGAATTTAAAAGACCAGAGGGTGTTACTAATAGAGAGATAGATATGATAATAGATATATTGGAGGACATGCAAAATGAGTGAAGTAGATGACATGTTTATAAATTATTATGATAGTAAGAAAGTAAAAAGAGTTCTTACTCCAGATGGTTACACTATAGATAAAGAAGGTTATGAGATCTTTGGTGTTACACTTGCAGAGGCAGAGGAAGGTGGAAAAAAAGTAGCAGCTGTTACTAAAGATATAGGTGTTGGTGCAGCTAGAGGATTTGCAAAACTAACTGAGGGTACTGGATCACTTGCATTAGCTGGATTAGAAAAACTTAATTTTATATCTGATGGATCTGTAGAAAAGTTTGGTGAGTTTTTTGCTAAAGAGGTTTATCCAAGAATAGGAGAAACAGAAACATTAGCTGGTGGATTAACAGAGGGTATATCTCAGTTCTTAGTACCTGGTGTTGGTTACTATAAATTATTTGGTGCATTGATGACTGTACCTAAAAATGCAAGTAGAATTAAAAAGTTTGTTAATAGTGTAGGTAGAGTTACAGCAGCAGAGGGAGCAGCAGTAGGTACAGCTCAAGTAGCTGGTGATCCAAACTTTGCTAGTTTCCTAAATGAATTTTTAAATATAGATCAAAAACTTGCAGAGGGTATTACAAAAGACTTTGCAGTATATCTTACAACACCAGAAACATCTAAAGATGCAGACGCAGTATTAAGAGAAAAATTAAAAGCAACAATAGCTGATACACCAGTAGCTTATGCAGCTGAGGGTTTGATGGCTTTTGCTAAAATATTAAAAGCATTTAAAAAAGAACCAGAGGTAGTAGAAGAGATCACATCATTTAATATTAGTGATAATCCAGCTACACCAAAAGCTAATAAATTAGAGTTAGAAGGTTTACTAGATTTTGTTAAAAATAATCCAGATGGATTTACTATATCTATAGATGGTAAACCTACACCTAAAAAGGGATTTGTATTAGCTCCTATAAAACAAACAGAATTAATATTTGATGCTAAAACTATAGATTATGAGGATATTGTAAAATTAAAAGATAATGTCAAATTCTTGTTCAAAACATATCAAGATATGGGCATGAAAGATGTAAGGGTTTATGCTGGTGGATGGCTAAATAAAAAAACTAATAAGTATGTTTTAGATGCCTCTGTAATAATTGACAATAAAGCAGATGCTCTATATATTGCTAATGCTGGTAAACAAGATGCAATATTTGACTTAGGAGAATTTAATGAAATCAAAACAATCGAAGGTATCGAAGAGCTCAAACAAAGTGGATCTTATGACATTGACAAGTTCAATGTCAGACAGTCAGATAATGTCAAACTTGTTGAAGGGTTTGAAACAGCAAGGTTGGCAAGTGAAGGGGGAACCAACTAATGTCGCTGCCAAAGGATCTAATAAACAAGGAAAGTCCACTATCTAATAAGGACCTAGATTTCTTAAATGAAATCAAACCAGACACATCTGTACAAAAAGAACCAGATCTAAATAATGATAAATCTATTGAAGAGGTAGATCTTATCAATGCAGAAAATCAAAATCCAGATAAAGAAAGTGATAGTGAAATCTTACTTGCTGGTGTCTTTCCTAAAAACTTTAAAATAAAAAAGAAAACTTACAAAGACAAAAATGCTGAGGACCTTACTAACAAACAATTAGGTGATCAACAACAAGAGCAACTTAAAACAAAAACTGAGGGTGAGGATTTTGTATTTGAAGAGGGTACTGGTAAAGCTGTCTTTGCTGATTTTACAGATGAGCAAATGGAAAGCATTAACCAAACACTTATTAAGTTTGGAGCTGGAGAGTTAGATCAAACAAAAAGAAGATCTCTTAAATTTATATTTGATGAAATGGATGCTGATATTAAAAACAGCAAACTATTAGATAGTAATAAATTTTCAGACTTTGTTACTAAATTTATTCCAAATGCTAAAAAAGTAACTATCAAAGATTTAATGGATGAGGCAGCTAATCTAAATAGAAATGATGTTTATTTAAAATTACTTAAATTAAAAGAAGGTGAAACTGTAGATATGGCTACTATGGTCCGAGGTGTCATGGAGGCCAAACTATTATATACAAGATTAAGATCTATAGCTATGGATGCTGCCAATGGTCAGTTTACAGATTTAGACAAACAACAATTCTATCAACTCTATAGATTATTTTCTACTGTCTATGCAAAAGCAGCTGGTGATTTATCGGCAAGAGCTACTGGTATGCGAGTGGTACAATCTATTGACAAACCAACAAAAGAAGGTGCAGAGGATATTATAAAATTATTAACAGATGAAATGGGAGCAGATTTTACTGATGAAGGTTTCCAACAATTTGCTCAAGCCTTTGTATCATTAAAACCATTCCAGGCTGGTAAGATGGCTAAAGATAGTTATGGTAAAAAATTAAGAGATGCTTGGGCAGAGATCTGGGTAAACTCTTTACTATCATCACCAATTACACATGCTGTAAACATGGTAGGTAATGTTACATTTAATACTTTAAGAATAGCTGAGTATGCTATTGCAGCTGGTATAAATAAAGTACCAGGATTAAGTAGTCCAGATGGTGTAGCCTTTTCAGAGGTTATGACAATGATAGCATCTATGAGAACTGGTTTTAGATTAGGTATAGAGAATGGTTACAGATCTTTAAAAACTGGAGAGGCATCTACAACAAAACTTGACCTTAGAAAACCAAATGCTTTTGGTAAAACATTATTACCAGAGGGTATGCAAAATAGTTTTATGGGTGGCTTTTTAGAACTTATGGGTACTATACATAGATTACCTGGTAGAGCTCTTGTTGCTGAGGATGAGTTTATGAAAGGTATTATGTATAGAATGGAGTTAGAAAGAATAGCTCAAGTAAATTACAACAAACATTTACAACTTAAACCAGATGATGTTGAAGGTGCAGAAAAAATATTTTTAGAAACTGTAAACAATCCAGACAATGCTACAGCAGCTATGGCTAAAGAAAGTATGTTAGAGGCTACATTCCAAAAAGATTTACCAGATGGTGTACTTAAAAAAATGCAATCTACACTTAACATACCAGAGGTTAAATTATTCGTACCATTCTACAAAACAATAACAAACATATTTTTAGAAAGCTCAAAAAGAAATCCAGTCTTAGCTGGTTTGATGCCATCTGTTAGAAATGATTTAAAAGGATTAAATGGTAAAGCAAAACAACAACTAGCATTAGCTAAGTTATCTACTGGTGCAACTATGTTAATGGGATTTGGTATGTATGCTTATGGAGCTAACTCAACTGGTGGTGATTTTATGATTACTGGTATGGCCCCTTATACAAAAGCAGAGAGAGATAATTTTTATAGACAAGGTTTACAACCATATTCATTATGTGAAAAGACAGAGGGAAATACATACTCATGTACATCTTATGCAAGGTTTGATCCAGTATCATCCTTGTTAGCTATATCAGCTGATACTGCTTATATGTTATCAAGACCAGATCAATATGGAGATCCTTCATTTGATGAAAGAGCTGTGGAGTTAGCTCAAGCTGCTGTAGGTGCAATATTTATGTATATGACTGAACAACCATTTTTAGCTGGAATGAAAGAAATGTCTAAAATATTCTCTCCAGGTGCATTTAATCCAGAAAAAGGAATAGGTAGTAGAGCATTTGAATTTTTAGGACAGAAAGTAACAGAGGGTGCTATGGCTGTAGTTCCTGGTGTAAGTAGTTTTGGTAATTATTTAACAAGAATGTCAGATCAAAATGTTTATGAGTATGCAATAACTGGTAGCCAGGACCAATGGTTTAGAGAAACATTTGATGTAGAAGGAGATATACCTTTGGCTATTAGAGGATTTTACAAAGCATACAACAAAGCTATGTTTAAAAGTCCATTCTTTAATACTGATTTAGAAAAAAAATTAAACTTATGGGGTGAACCAATAGAAGGACCAGAGTTTAATATATTATCACCTATTAGAGTTAAGAATACTAAATACAAAAAAGTAGATGAAATGTTAGTTAAATTAGGTTTTGGTATTGCTATGCCTAGAGCTTACATGGATGGTGTGCCTATGAACCAAACAGAATATAATCAATATATTAGATTTATAAATGTAGATAATGATGGTAATGGTGAAAGTGATTTGTTACAAAATCTAAATGAGCTAGTATTAAGTAGTGAGTTTATTGATTTAGCGATTACTGATGCTGATGAGGCTATGGCCCAAATACAAGCAGAGGTAAGAGAGGCTAAACAAATTGCTAAGGAATTGTTCTTGCAGACAAATCCAAAATTTAATGCTAGGGTTAATGAGGTAAACACTATAAAAAAAGAAAGAGTTAAAAAAAGGTTAAATAGATAATGGCAACTTTTAATATAAATGCTGTAGATAGAAGGATACAATATACATCTACTGGACAAACTGCGTTTAATTTTAGTTTTCAAGTAAACGCATCATCTGAGCTCCAGGTCTATATTGACGATACT